ACTAATCCTTATTTCAGACATAATGTGCCGTCTGAGGCCAATCTATATGAAGATTTGATTATAGAATCAATTAAGATGTATGGTCAAGACACCTACTATTTGCCACGCGATGTAGTACAACTTGATACTATATTAAACGAAGATGTCGAATCACAATTTAATGAATCTTATACTGTTGAAATGTATATTGAAAACATCGAAGGTTTTTCAGGCGAAGGCAATCTACTTGCAAAATTCGGTCTTGAAATACGGGACGAAGCAACTTTCATTGTGTCAAAAAGACAATGGGAAACATACGTAAAAGAGGCCAATGCTCAAATCAGACCTAATGAAGGTGACTTGATTTATTTGCCACTATCTAAATCGTTGTTTGAAATAAGTTTCGTTGAGCATGAGCAGCCTTTCTTTCAATTATCTAATCTACCAGTTTATAAATTACAATGTCGATTGTTTGAACATAATGACGAAGAGTTTAATACTGGTGTTGCTGAAGTTGATCAGTTTGAAGAATACGCCTTTACAACGTTATTACAATTAAGCGGTGTTGTTGGTATATTTGAAGCTAACGAAAGAATTACTCAAACTTTTACTACAGGCGAAACTATATCGGCTGAAGTCATTAAAATAGAAAATAATACATTAACAGTTTCTAATATATCAACAAGTGACGATGAATACCATGAGTTTACATCTGGTCAGACCGTATTGGGTCTGACTAGTAATGCAACTGGTTTAATCACGCAGGCGCCTGAGCAATTTAGCAATGATGGCAACGCGCAAAATAATGACTTTACAACCTTTGAAGATATAATTGACTTTAGTGAAGCTAACCCGTTTTCGTCGCCTGATGGTAACTAATTATATATAACTTTAAGTATTTCCGACTAAGGAGCATAAGAAATGTTCAATAAGGTTTTTTATCATCAAACAATCAGAAGAGCGGTTGCGGTATTTGGTACAATCTTTAATGATATTAATATTATTCGCCGTGATGGTTCAGGTAAGATATTAAACACGGTTAAAGTTCCATTAGCATATGGACCCAAGCAAAAGTTCTTAGCACGTATTGACCAACAAGCCGATCTTAATGATCCAAAAATAGCAATTAAGTTACCTCGTATGTCTTTTGAATTGACTTCTATGACATATGATACTAATACTAAATTGCAGAAAGGGTCGACCACAAGGTATAAAGAAACCGGTGGTAGTAATAAAACTATGTTAGGCCCTGTTGGTTATCGTCTTGGTATTCAACTGAATATACTAACTAAAAACCAAGATGACGCTTTACAAATACTTGAACAGATACTGCCTTACTTTCAGCCTGAGTATACGGTTTCAATAAAGCAAGTTGATGATAGCGTAATTACTGATATGCCGATAGTTCTTCAAGGCGTTAATATTTCAGATGAATACGATAGCGATTTTAATAGTAGACGTGTTATTTTATATACATTGGATTTTGAAACACGCGTTAGGTTTTTTGGGCCAGTTGTGGATAACAGTATAATTAAGAAAGTTATTACTAATTTTATCAATAATGAGACTGAAGACAAATTCTTAACAAGACAAGACGCATATATTGAACCTTTTACTGCTAACTCAAAAGAAGACACTCATACCATTGCAGTGAATAATGTTGGAACAAATTCTATAGCAGTACTTCTTCAAGTTGATGATGCAAGCACTTTGGTTATTAATGAACCTATTGTCGGTTTAACATCGGCAACGTCGGGTACTATCGTAAGTATAGATACTAATATTGTTAGAGTGATATACCCTGACGGGCTCTTTGAAGTTGGCGAAACAGTTTCAATATTGGGAGGAGCTAATACCGCAGTGGTAGTCGCGTTTACTGAGATATTCAATGAGTGAAGATAAAGATGTACAAAGCGATTATGAATACGCTCGAGATTATTATTATACCTTAGCGGATCAGGGTAAAGAAGCTATAGAATTAATGATGGACCTTGTGAAAGAGACTGAGTCACCACGGGCCTTTGAGGTCCTTTCAACCCTAATGAAACAGTCGTCTGACATTACCGAAAAACTAATGGACCTTCAGAAGAAGAAGAAGGATGTTACTACAACTCGGGATGCTCCAGTAGCTTTGCCTGACGGCACTGCGCCGACCAATAATATCTTTGTTGGCAGTACGACCGAACTTCAAAAGTTTCTCCAATTGAATAAAGAAAAAGAAAAGGATGTAACACCGGAGTCTAATGACGTCTGATTCATATAATGGTAATACCAATGTAAAACGTGAAGGTGTTGTTACTCAATTTACAGAAGATCAGATCAAAGAATACACTAGGTGTATGCAAGATCCGGCGTATTTTACTGTTACTTATCTGAAAGTTATTCATCTCGATTACGGTCTTGTTCCATTCAACCTATACGATTACCAAAAAGAAATGTTTGACCATTTCAATTCTGGTAGGTTTTCAGTTGTCTTATCGGTACGTCAGTCAGGTAAGTCAATATCTTCGTGTGCATATCTGTTATGGTATGCGTTATTCCACTCTGAAAAAACTATTGCCATTCTTGCAAACAAAGGAGCAACTGCTCGAGAGATGTTATCTCGTATTACTTTAATGCTTGAAAATTTACCGTTCTTTCTGCAGGCCGGTTGCAAAACTTTAAATAAAGGTTCTATTGAGTTTGACAATAATAGTCGAATTATTGCGGCGGCTACAAGCGGTTCATCAATTCGTGGTATGTCAGTAAGTTTATTATATCTTGACGAATTTGCTTTTGTTGAAAATGATGCAGAATTTTATACTTCAACATATCCAGTAATATCAAGTGGTAAAACCTCGCGTGTCATTATTACTTCTACAGCAAACGGCATCGGTAATATGTTCCATAAAATATGGGAAGGCGCTGTTCAAAAAACAAATTCTTATAATGCATTCAGAGTCGATTGGTGGGATGTCCCTGGGCGTGATGAGGCTTGGAAACAAGAAACTGTTAATAACACTTCTCAATTACAGTTTGACCAAGAATTCGGTAATGCATTTCTAGGTTCAGGTAGCACCTTAATTGACGGCAATCATTTATTAAAACTGAAAGCTGCTCAACCGTTATTTAATAAAGGCAACGTAACGGTTTATGAAAAACCTCAGCCAGACCACGAATATATGATGATGGTTGATGTAGCACACGGGCGAGGTCAAGATTATTCAACATTTAATATTGTCGATGTATCACAAAAACCATTTAAACAAGTTGCGGTCTTCCGAGATAACATGATCTCACCTTTATTACTTCCAGATATAATATATAAATACGGTACTGCTTATAATGAAGCATATGTTATTATAGAGTCAAATGATCAAGGATCAGTCGTATGTAATGGCTTATATTATGAATTAGAATATGAAAATGTTTATATGGAGTCGGCAATCAAAGCTGATTCAATTGGTATACGAATGACCAAGAAAGTTAAACGTATCGGATGTTCTAACTTAAAAGATTTAATTGAAGAGAATAAAATAGATATAGTTGATGCTCAGACGATAGTAGAGTTGTCAACCTTTAAAGTAAAAGGAGCATCATACGAAGCCGATACAGGCGGACATGATGATCTAGTTATGAATTTTGTTTTGTTTGGTTATTTTGTTAATACATCGTTTTTTCAGGAAATGACTGATATAAATGTAAAAGAAATGATTCATGCTGAAAACATGAGAATGATTGAACAAGATTTAGTACCGTTTGGTTTTACAAATGACGGACGCGACAAGCCTTTGAGTAATACTATCGAAGAAGTAATTTGGGACGGTACTATTGCAAATTTACAAAGTTATAAATAATACATTGATGAAAATCGTATTATGAAAACATATTAAAACTAATGAGGAATTAAACTAATGTCTGGATTTCAAGTTTCGCCTGGTGTACAGGTAAAAGAAATTGATTTGACAAATGTAGTTCCTGCTGTTTCAGCATCCATTGGCGGCTATGCCGGCGATTTTGGATGGGGTCCAGTAGATGAAATTACACTTGTCTCTTCTGAGAAAATACTTGCTTCTAAATTCGGGAAACCTTCTGTTGATAAGGTTACCGATTTTATGTCAGCTGCTTATTTTTTAAACTATGCCGGCGCTCTACGAGTTGTTCGTGCAATCGATGCTGTTGCAAGTAATGCTAATACCGACGATGCTACTACTAAAGTTGTCATTAAAAACCAAGATAACTACGACGCACAAGATGGGTCTTTTGTCGATACAATTGTTGCTACAACTGCTGTTGCTACATTGTCCGGTCAAACCGAACTCGTATTGGTTGATGTTACTGGCATAACTGTTGGTGATGTCGTTTCAACTGCTGTTGCTGGTATTGCTGTAGGTACAACTGTATTATCAATAGCAGGTAATACTATCACGTTGAGTCTTGCCACTGTTGCTGACATCGATGGAACTGTTACACCTGTAGAAATAAACGTTGCCGTATATAAAGGCGAGTTTGCTGCTAAGTACCCTGGTATTTTAGGTAATGGCCTAGATATTGAAGTTTGTAGTTCTGCGGCTGCTTATGCCACTTGGAGTTATAAAGGCCAATTTGCTAGTGCTCCAGGGTCTTCTGATTACGCTGTTGCTCGTTCTGGTTCTGCTGATGAACTTCATGTAGTTATTGTCGATAAGACTGGTTTATTTTCTGGTACAGCTGGTGCGGTACTTGAGACATTTGGTTTCCTCTCACAAGCACGTGATGCTAAGGCTAGTGATGGCACAACCATTTATTACAAAGACGTTCTTAACCGTTCTTCTAAATATGTTTGGTTACTTAACCATGACCAAGGTTTAACTGGTGCAGGCTCACTTGCTTCTGGTACAACTTTTTCAACTGAAAGTACAGTTAAAACTTACACTTTTGTTGGCGGTACTGATACAGTTAATACTGATGCTGCAGTTGTACTTGCATACGAATTGTTTAACGATGCCGAAACTGTCGATATTTCTTTGCTTTTCCAAGGTACAAATGCTGGTGATACTCCATCAACAACTTTATCTGAGAAATTAATTTCAATTGCAGAATCACGTAAAGATTGCGTTGCGTTTATATCGCCTCCAATTGAAGCAACTGTTGGTTCAGCTGATCCTTCAGGTGATGTTATTGCTTGGGCTGATGGTATTACATCTACTTCTTATGCGGTTATAGATTCTGCAGCGCTGAAGGTATACGACCCGTATAATGACCAATATGTTTGGATTCAAGCTGCTTCTTCTGTTGCTGGTCTTTGTGCCAACACTGATGATATTGCAGATCCTTGGTTCTCGCCTGCTGGTTTAAATCGCGGTCAATTGTTGAATGTTGTTAAGTTATCTTTTAACCCAACAAAAGCAATGCGTGATGACTTATACCAAGCTCGAGTTAATCCATTGGTATCGTTTGCTGGTGAAGGTACAGTTCTTTACGGTGACAAAACTGCATTGGCTAAGCCATCAGCTTTTGATCGTATTAACGTTCGTCGCTTATTCATTGTTATGGAAAAGGCAATTGCTACTGCTGCTAAGTTTCAACTGTTTGAACAGAATGACGCATTTACTCGCGCTCAATTCCGTAACTTGGTTGAACCGTATTTACGGGCAGTACAAGGTCGTCGTGGTGTAACTGATTTTGCAGTTATCTGTGACGAAACAAACAACGACGGTCAGGTCATCGATAGTAACAGCTTCGTTGCTGATATTTATGTCAAGCCTACTCGTTCAATTAACTTCATCAATTTGAATTTTATCGCCACTCGTACGGGCGTTGAGTTCTCTGAAATTGTTGGACAATAGGAGAAATAAATAATGTCATTAAAAATAGATGATTTCAAAGCAAAACTTTCTGGTGGAGGCGCTCGCGCTAACTACTTTCAAGTACAAATCCCATACCTACAAGACGCGGGTGATATGATGCTAATTAAGGCTGCTGCCTTGCCTGCTTCAATAATTGCTCCTATTATGGTACCATTCCGTGGACGTCAGTTACAAATTGCTGGCGACCGTACGTTTGAGCCGTGGAATATCACTATAATTAACGATAGTGGAATGGCAATGCGTGCTGCTCTTGAAACTTGGATGGAACTCATCCAAACTAACGTTAGCAATAGTACCGCAAGTTCAGATCCTTCAGCCTATATGCAAGACGCAACTGTTACGCAATTAAAGCGTGATGGCAGTGCAGATCGGGCGTATAACTTTCAAGGAATTTGGCCAAGCAACATCTCACAGGTTGACTTAAGTTACGATAGCGAAAATACTATCGAGGAATTCACAGTTGAATTCCAAGTAACATATTGGACAGCGGCTGCAGTAGGCTCGGTTTAATAAAAACCAGTTAATTAGTTAGTTCAGAAATAATAAGGGGGAGCTTCGGCTCTCCTTTTTCTATTATAAATATTATAAAAGTTTATCTAGCAAAGGTTAAATAGAATGCAATTATTTGGATTTGAAATTAAGAAAAAAGACAGTGTTGATAAGGCAAAGTCGTTTGTTGCGCCTTCTGAAAATTCTATCGATGATGGCGAAGGCGTTGTTGTTCAAGGCGCGGGATCGCATCATGGTACATACTTTGACCAAAATTGGGATAGAGTAAAAACAGACCGCAAGCAAATAGAACTATATAGATCGACCGCTTTACACGCTGAATGCGATGCTGCAGTTGAAGATATCATTAATGAAGCTATTGTAACTGATAATAATTCTGCTCCAGTTCGATTAATCATTGATGACCTTGAAGCTAGCGATAAAGTTAAAAAGATTATACTTGAAGAATTCGATGAAATTTTATCCTTGATGAATTTCAATTGGTTAGGGAGCGACCTGTTTAGAATATGGTATGTAGATGGTCGAATATTCTTCCACAAAGTAATTGATAATGCTAATCCAAAAAAAGGTTTAATTGAAATACGCCATGTCGATTCTACTAAAATAAAGAAAATTAAAGAAATCGAAAAAGCAACTGATGTTGCTACAGGTGTTGATTATGTAAAGAATGTTAATGAATACTACATATTTCAAGAAGGTGGTGTGGGTAATGCCGATACCGGTTTAAAGATTTCAAAGGATTCCATAACTTATGGGACTTCAGGTTTATTAGATGCCTCAAAAACTAATGTAATATCGTACTTGCATAAAGCAATTAAACCAGTCAATCAATTGCGTATGATGGAAGATGCTTTAGTTATTTACAGATTAGCTCGAGCGCCAGAACGTAGAATATTCTATATTGATGTTGGTAATTTACCTAAGAACAAAGCAGAATCATATCTTCAAAGCGTTATGGACAAATACCGTAACAAGATAGTTTATAATGCTGACACCGGTGAAGTCAATAACGAATCGAATCAAATGTCAATGCTTGAAGACTTTTGGTTACCTCGTCGTGAAGGCGGTCGAGGTACTGAAATAAGTACACTCCCTGGCGGTGAAAGTTTAGGTCAAATTGAAGATATTAATTATTTCCAACGTAAGTTGTATAAGTCATTAAATGTTCCGGCATCTCGTATTGATACCGAAAGTCAAGCAATGATTTCTTTAGGTCGAGCAAGTGAAACTACTCGTGATGAACTGAAATTTCAAAAGTTCATTAGCAAGTTACGTAAGAAGTTCTCGGTAATATTCATGGACTTACTTCGTACTCAATTGTTATTAAAAGGAGTACTGACTGAAGATGAATGGGAAGACTATAGGCAAAAACTTGCAATAGATTTCCTTAAAGATTCACACTTTGCTGAGATGAAAAACTCTGAATTACTACGTGAACGTATTGCGACATTGCGCGAAGTTGATGAGTACGTTGGTAAGTATTATAGTGTTGAATGGGTTCGTAAGAATATCTTGATGCAAACTGATGAAGATATTAAACAAATTGATAAACAAATTGAGTCTGAGCCTGATCCTTTAGAAGACGCTGACTTTGCTGAAGAAGTTGAAACAAATGTTGAGACTGTTATAGATGAGTCTGAAAAGGAAGAATCGTCTATCTTAGAAGCCAGTCAGTTAAAACTAATTGAAAGCATGACTAAAATAATTGAAGAGTAACCATATGACCAATCTGATTAACAATGCGTTTGCTGCTGCAGGATCTGCGGGTAAACAGCTAAAAGATAGTCTCAAGCGTAACACTTATATTGCAGGTAGATAAGTAAGTTAGTAAACTATATAATTTTAAACCTTATAAATACTATAACAAATTCAACCCGCAGTTTTAACACATAAGGAAACGATATGCCCTGGATATCTATTAATGAATATTTAGAATATAACAGTACGCCTCCAGATCCGGGGATCGATAGCCCTTTCTATAAACTTTGGTTAAAACAGGCCAACGGAATAAGAAACTTTAAGACACACGAAGTATACACTCAATGTAGGCGAATCGGTACAACAGTCGATACATTTGGGGAGCTTTCCAAATCTTATTATGATCGGGTATACGGCCCAATCTCTCTTTCTTTTAACTTCATAGACCTAGATCCGATTGCAAATGCTTATTATGAGATTGCACCACCTATTACATTTGCGGGTGATTTTGAAATTGAGGTTGAGTTTAGTACGACAAGTACAAAAAATGAGAACATTTTACTTGGAAAGATAAATGATGCAAGGGGGTTTTTAAGGCTAGGAAATGGCACCCCATCGTTAAATTTTAGTCAAGCAGGAAACGCAGTCTATTTCGGGACAAACAAATTTAATGACGGTAAATTACATTTATTAAAACTAGAAGTTATTTCAGGTGTTATCAATT